TTCGTTGTCTGAACGAGTATGGAAGTGACCTGAGAATACTTTATCGAAGTTGTTGAATACTCCATTGTCTAACTTACCATCTCTGTAAGTGTGTCCTCTATATGCCTCAAACCCATCTAGTTCCAAATGACCAGCAGCAAACTTAGACTTGGAAGACTTAATCATCTTCAGGGACTCTTCCCTGTTCTCATCACAAATCCAAGGCAGTAGAAGTGTATTCATACCCTCTAGAGTCACCTCTGTAGGTTTATGATACGTGGTAATATTGTCGTAGTCTTTGAGTAGTAGGTCTGGAGAGTTAGTTCTGTTGGTAGATTTGTAATAACAATCATGGTTTCCCACAATCATATGTACATCGTATTCTGACATAGGATCGAATACAACTCTCTTTGCCCAGTTGAGTACCTCAAACCCAATAGACTTCCTACTATCAAAGGCATCACCCATATGGAGAATGGTTTTGACACCTCTCTCCTTTAATGTGGGGAAGAATACTTCGGAGTAGAACTTCTCAAAGTGATCATGAAGATACTGAGCACCTTTTCTCGCCCCATAATGTGTATCAGTGATAACAGCGATCAGACTCATGAGTTCAGTTTGTTGATAATGTTTTCCCTGATGGCATTATAATCGTTCCTATACTCGTTTGTCAAGTTAGTATCACTTGTCATCAGAGACTCAAAACCAGTCTTCTCAACAATCTTGTTCTTGATATCTAGTTGTCTCTTCTCTCTCTGGATCCTACGCAGGAAGGCATAGTGGATGATCTGAGTGAAGTAGGCAAAGGGGTTTCTGGACTTATTAGGGTCAAAGTTATGGATGTATTGTACGCAGTTCTCAATACCATCCGAGATCATGTCCTCACGGAACATGTAATTAACGAAGTTGGGTTTGTATGAAAGGTGGGTGGCAATCTTAAGGAAACACTCTCCTACGTAGTTACTGATACGTGGTTTGGGTAAGTCTCTTTTCTTTGCAATATCTACCCTATCACGATAATCGATGAGTGCTGCTAGCAACTCTTTATTGTTTACGTAGTGTTCTGATTTAGCTTTTGCCATGTCATTTCCTTAGGATCTGAGTATGTTTATATTATAACACACTAATCCCTTGGAGGTCATACTTGCCATTTGGACCGGTGGTCGTTATAATACTCTTGTGGAGTTGAAAAGGGGTTGCTTAGCATTCATCAGAAGAACTTGGCACCTCCTTATAGATCTTCTCTAGAAGTTTTCTAAACTTATTCACAGACCCAACATAACCAGTTTCACTGGTATGGTTGAAACTGTGTGGTCCAATTTGTAAGTGAAATGATTTAGTGTATTCTCTTTTAACTTCTTCATCATAGACACCTGTGATAGCAAAGATCTTATTCATGTCTATTTCATGTTCTCTACTTGTAGTTAGTAAGAACCAGGGAGTAAATTTATATGCTTTCTTTCTAGAATTCTCTACATATTCAACTTTAAGTGGATCTTTAATAACAAGGTTCTTATTCAAACCTCTATCTACTACGTCTAAGACATAGCATATAATCTCTTCACCACTATCTAATTTGATTGATGCTAGTCTTACCTCATTCATAAGATTACCTTACATTAATATTTACTATGTCATAGTTGAACTTTTCATTGTTGTAAATTTTAATCCTCTCTATAAGATGGTTAAGTGTGTAGTTTCTTCTTGATCCTTTTGTGCAGTCATCGGCAATATCATATAGCATTGCCTTATCTTTATTGGAGCCTTTTCTTAATACCCTACCAATAGACTGGAGGTTTCTGATTCTGGACTTGGATGGTGAAGCAAAGATGACATTATGAAGGTTCTTAATGTTAATACCAGTACTATAAACACCATAAGACGCAATGATAATAGCATTGTTCTCCCTTTCCGTAATAGTCCTTACCTGTTCCCTTGACTCTACATCAACACCACCATGAACGAAGAAAACATTCCTATCCTCTTCTGCCTTACTATTTATTAGATTATAGAGTACCTCTCCATGTTTCTCCACCCTGGCAAAGAGAACTAGAGTGTTACCTTTTAGGTCTAACGATAGGTTACTTATAAACTTGTTTCTCTTCTCATGTCCAATTAGGTATTGGATTTCATCCTCAAATCTTGGAAAGATTTGTTCATCATGTTTCAGTAGAAGAACTTTGATGTCTAATTTAGCAACATGTCCTGCCTCCATCAACTCTTTTGTTCTGATAGTATTGTATGAAGGACCAAACAACCCCTCTAACACCCACTTATGGGTCTGTGACCCGTCTAAAGTACCTGTAAATCCATATCTATACTTTGCATCACACAACTTACTCATAATGGATACTAGAGACTTGGACTTGAAGTTATGTGCTTCATCCCCAATCACTACACCATACTTCTGAAAGTATGTCTTAGGCAACTTGTAGATAGACTGCCAAGTTGTAATAGTTACTTGTTTATCTGTTGTGTTCTCTCTACCAGCGTATATCTTATGGCAGTTCGTTCCTACATCAAACCCATAGTCTGCAAAATCCTTATACATCTGTTCCACTAGGGATGTAGTGGGAACAACAATCAATATATTTTCTTGTTTCTGTGTGTAGTATGCCACCAAGGCATAGATCATCAATGACTTACCAGACGCAGTAGGAGATACAATCAACTTCCTATTGGACCGTAGAGCGGCGTAGATACCGTGCAACTGGTAGTCACGGGGTTTATAACTGGTAATGGATTTCACCCAGTCTGCAACCCCTTCTGGGGAGATGTTCTCATTGATCTCATATGGGAGACCATAGAACTTATTATCTTTAAAGGCATACGTATACCCATACTGATCACAAAAGGCAATCAGTCTATCCAATAGACCTACGTATAGTTGTCTAGTCTGTGGTGAGAACAAGTGAATATTTCCATCCCAGAACTTCTTTCTGTAGGACGGATGGAATTTAGCACCAGGAACTTCAAAACAGAAAGCGTCCCTCAACTCATACTGAATGTGGGGGTCACAATCTACTTTTAAATATACTTCATTAACTTTGGTTATAGTCAAGTCAGATGACATAATGTAATAGGCATAACCTATTAGTATGTATATGTCATCAAATAGTATTACTTTCTATTAAATGTTTCTTCTAGGATGATACTGAAGAACCCATCCCTCAGTGCCCACAAGTGTTCTTGTTCCTCAGGAGGACGTGCAGGAGAACCCTCCCACATCTCAAGTCTCTTGGTTACACACTGGTGAATGAGTTTTACATCACCTATGGTGAGATTTACTGAATAGTCGTATTCTTTCATATTTGTTACATTCCCATTCCAGCTTGGAACCGGAGGAAATCGATAGAGTTTTTGATTTGGTATCCACGTGCATGAATCATCCTGAGGACATCCTCAAGATACTCCAACATCATTTCGTAATACTGTATTTTCAACTTCACCTTCGTCAGTTTTTCATCTGCATTCAGGTGTAGACTCATAGATTCTTTGTCCCTTACCTTATATGGAAAGGGCTCCTCCACATATACCTCTGCGGGGGCTTTGCCACTATAGTAGTTGTGGCGTTCCAACCTCACCTTACTGATAGTATCTTCTGCCTTCTTCTTTAGAAGTTTGGTAGTAGTATACAGGGTAAAGTATTTTTGGTGAAGTTGGGGTATTTTTAGTGATTCATCATGTAAGTTATCCATATCCATCTTGGAGTCGCGCTCCCACATGGATTGAAGTTCATCAAGGTTCATCGAGTATTCAATGATTGGTTTACAAATTCAGGAGTTAGGGGTTGATTATCCTTACCCAAGATCTGATAATACAGGAAACTGAATGTCGCACTTGCGATGAAGTAATTGATATCAGCGTCTGTAGCAGAGAACTCAAGGGTTGATAATGAACTGGGATATAGATCCCAAAACTTAACTCTCGCAATAGTATTGTAGTTGCTATTCAAAATAGCAAGTGTTCCATCACTATATTGGATCTTCATATCATCCTCACCTTTTTGATTGGTGGTGATATCTTTGAACTGTTGGGGACTCTCTGGGAACCCCAATCCAGTAATCCAGTTATGAATGAGAGTATAGTTCAACATATCTTCATCCACTAGGAACTCAATATTAAGTTCCCCATATTCTACCCTGTCTCCAGGGTGCATAATCTGTTTTAGGTAGTTGGCTTGTTCTGCCCCACCCAAACGAATCTCAGGTAATCCTGCCTTATTACTAAAGAAGGAAACCTTAGGATATCTAGCAATAGAAAACTGAAATCCAATAGGACTCATAAAGTTCCTATTGTCCAGT